CAATGCTCTGCCTCGTCCAGCGTCATCAACGGGTCGAAGATGTCCGGCCGTTGTACGCGAACGACAACCTTGGAATCCCGAATCGCATCACGGATCATCTGCTGAATTTCATCCGCCCAGTAAAGCGTGATGCATTCGTTGAGGAAATCGTTGGTTGACTCGTTCTCCGTGTTTGCGACCGGCAGGCCGATGAAGCCGACCTGGAGATCGACAATCGGCTTGGCGAATCCGGAACCGAGGCAGATATCCCCTTCGTTCCTGTAAAGATCCCGAGTGACCCTGTAATTCACTTCGGATCGTGTCGGACGCTTCACGGCCCAGAAGCTGAATGAGAAAACGTTGGGGAGCCAAGAGCGGATGGAATTCCCGAGACGGGTCGGGAAGAGCGAACGAGTGAAATCTGTGATCTGTTCTACAATTTTCATTGGCTACCTCAGATAAATTTGATCGGAGTCACTTCAATGCGGCCAATTACCATTTGAATAGCGGTATTGGTCGAGTAGAGTGCGATCCCCGCGCCGTTGCCAGCGGTAATCGCCGCGTCGGCCGCTCCATAACCGCCGGTACCCCAACTGGAGGTAGCACCCGTATGCTGAACTGCCTGTCCGATATTCGAACCGCCGACCGCGCATGAAAACCACACGGTGTCGCTCGATGATGCGCCGTTCCAGTAGAACCGGCAATGAGCACGAAGTTGGTAAATTCCGCTCCGGGCAATCGTGATCTGCGGGTTATTCATCTGCTGCCAGGTGTTGGCGACAGTATTCGACTGTGCGGCTGCACCGTAGTCGAGCGAGTTAGCTGGGCCACCCACGAATTTCCACTTATACGTCGCCTCGGAGGAGTCGTACTGGAGCATCCAGTAGATGTTGTTCGCACCGATTCCCGTCGCGATCCAAATGTCATTGTTCGCAGGACTTGCGGGCGGGCCTCCCGACTGGGCACTCGTTGTAATTTTCGGTAGTCCGACGTCGGCCGGTGTAATTGGTGCCCAGACGGCAACACCGCCGGATCCCTTGATGAATTGACCGTTGACAGGGCTCGTGATGTCCGCCGCCACGATGGGGCTCCAGACGGCAGCACCGCCTACGCCCTTGATCCACTGGCCGTTGACGACCGGCGGAATTGTCACTCCACCGGCAGGAACGTCGAGCATGTAGCCAGCAGGGCCAGCCTTCACGAATTTCCCGACATTGGGACTCGTGATGGCCGGAAGGCCAATAACGTTTGAAATTCCGTTACTCATCCTCGACCGGCGTCGCGGGCATCTCTGCCTTGGGCTTCGCATCTGCGAGCAGATTTTCAAGCTGCTCGATCACCTGTGCCGCCTGCTCCTGCACTTCGGGAGAGGCAAGGCGAAGGCGCTCCACGATTCCGTCGTCCGTGAAGGTCGTGCGATTTTCATTGATCTGGTGGCGCTCCTGCCGGGAAGCCTTCGCCAGCCCGGAGCGGTCAAGAATTTCACCCGCCGCCTGCAACACGATCTTATCGTCTGGACTCATGCGCATGATGTCAACGAGAGTCTGAACCGCCTCGATCATGTATCCCTGCAGGAGATCGAGTGCGGCCTGGGGGAGGACGGCCCTCAGAGTCACCAGCTTTTCAGCGACGGCGGGATCCTTGAGAAGATCGATTACCTGATCAAGTGAAATTCCAACGATGCGCGCGGTCTGGGACTTGTCGTACCCCGCGAGCCGCAAGACGACGATCATGCTCTCTACGTGCTCGCGCTCCCCGGGAAGGAGCTTCCTGGAAAGTGTCAAGTTCCGCTTGTATTTCCTGCGGATCTTCTGGCTCTCCCGATTCTTCGTGGCGGCACGTTGTTCGGGAGACTGATTCTTCCTGTAATACTGAGTTGCCATTTTCAGCCTCCTATGATCGGCTTGTTCATCGCGCTTGCGAATGCAGCAGGGATCGATAGCTGCGGCGCACGGAGGGAAGCGACCGAGGCGAACATTCCGGCATGGTGCCAGTGGTCTGCATTCCGGTTCTTGCGCCAGCGGGCTATCAAATTTCCACGGAGGTTTTCCTCTTCGACCCTGACCATCTGCAGCATCTGGTGGTAGAACCCGTTGTACGGCTTTCCAGGCATCCGCTCGCCGAGATCGCGGGCATCCATGGGGAAGATGGTATTTCCCTCGATCATGTCGCGGATGAAGCCGTCGAGCGCCATCGTCTTGTCGATGGTCACGTAACCGGGCTCTCCGTATTTCAGAATCGAGAAGTTTGCCATCTCGTGGGCCTGAGGACGGTCGTCTGAAAATCCGATCCAAAGCTTGCCGTGGTACTTGGCAGCGAGATCGAACGCCTTGCTTTTTTCGGGATGCGCGTCGATCACGCCGACGAAAGACGGCAGCTTGGAAAGGAAATTGTCGAGATCACTCCAGTCCTTGAAAATCTTGATGTTCCAGAGCATCTTGCGCCTGTTCTGCCCGAAGTGCCAGCACCAGACGTGAATTGTCGTACCGACATCGATTCCGACCGCAAGCGCAGAGTTGGGCAGCCCGCCGACGGTGTATCCGGGCATTCGGAGCTTGTCGAGCAGTTCCGGTGTAATTTTGTCTCCCGTCGCAGTGTACGGGAGGCCCATGTTCTGATTCCAGAAGGAGCGAAATTTCGTCTGATCTTTCACTCCCTTGAAATAATCGACCATGATCTCGCGCAGAGGTTGCGTGGGAGAGTTGAACTGGGAAATGTGGTAGCCCCGGATCCTGCCGTCGAGCCGGTGGGGAATCCAGCGACCCAGGGCATTCAACTGGAAGCGCTCGTTGTCTGAAATTTCACGGTGACAGTAGGCGCACTCCAGGACGCATTCGTCGGCGGTGTCCCCCAGCTTCAGGTTCGAGTAGTTGAGGGAGGACTCGTTGAAATTCAGGGTCTGGAATCTGTTGCAACCGGGGCAGGGGACTTCCCAACGGTGCTGGTCGCTGTAATCCCAGGCATCGTCGGCGTAGACGCCGAAGCCATCGACCGTGGGAGTGCTGATCACGATCAGACGCTTGAAATTCGATCCGTCCATGCGGTGACGTGCGTCCGCGAGGTTTTCCTCGACCATGCGGTCGCGCTCATCCCACATCTCGAAATCGACCGGAACCTCCTGAAGCTCCCTGGCGATGTTCGTCCCCCGGATGTAGAGATTTACACCGTCCACCGACTGCTTGTGGAGCCGGTTGTCCACGGAGGCGAATTTCGTCGAGAGGATCTGGTTCGACTCGATGATCGGATCTATCCTCGCTTGCACGAAGGGGATCGCTCCGGTTTTCAGAGGCAGCAGGTAGAGCCCGTTCAAACGGCGGGTGATCACGTTGTGCAGGCTCTTGGTCAGGATGGTGACCGTGAACGCCATCTGAGCGGCTTTGGGGATCACGATCTCGGGGGAGTAATCCCGGATCACCTGAGTGATGTACTCGCGACCCACGAGGCTGAAGGGCTTTCCATCTACCTTCAATTCCATACCAGCCGCCCATTCGTCCGGACGGGCGAGAGATCGAAGGTCTGAAAATGAAGTCGGCTTTGTCGCCGGTTGCTGTCCTGCGCGCCCCTTACGGGTCGAGACAGGCATCAACTGCTCACGGGCTTGGGGGCCAACGCGCTCAAGCTGAAAAGTCTACAGGGGTCAAACGGAAATGGAGTCCAAGAGCTTGCTTTCTCTCAGACTCCATTTCCTACTTTCAGCCCGAACAGCTTCTCACTCGTCAGGAGTGATCGACGGAAAAGACTCTAGCAGATTAGCGGGCTGCTCGCTCGTTCCGTTTTCGCTCTGCTTCTGCATCCCCGTTTACCTTATAGAGATGCTTTTTCATCGTTACTGGCTTCTCCGGTTTTCCTCGGAGGTATGCTCCATAATGGATGGAGTCCTTATGCCGTACCTCCTGGGAGGTATTCAGTTCCTGGAGGACACGGATGATCGAGCGGGCAGTGCGGGCCTTGATTTTCACTCCACCACGCTTGGGGTTGAGGAGATTCCAGAGGGCAGCTTGTGAAATTCCCAAGCGGCGGGAGGCTTCCATCTTACCCAGACGGTTGACGATGGATTCGAGCTTGCCTCTGTAAAAGGAAGTGAAATCAACAAGCTGTTCGGAGCCGTGGTAGTGAGACTCGCAGGCGGTGCAGTGGGGACGAGGCTTTCCGTCGGCTCTTCTCAGAAATTTCGTGACGGGAACGTATGTGGGCTCCTTGTGGGTCGGGCCTCGACAGAGCTTGTGAATCTTGCCGTCGATCTTTTTCAGATCGAAGAGAGGCCGCGCAGGACGTGCGGGGATGTTGTGGAGCTTCAGCCACTTGCCGACGGTAGTAGGAGAGAAGCCGAATTTCTTCCCGATCTCGGAGAGAGACTTTCCCTCCTGGACGTAGAGCCTCAGAAGCTGAGGGCGGTCGGGGATCCTCTTCTGCATGGCTACGTAGTTTTCCTTTCACAACGTGTAATCCAAACACTGTCCCGGGGAACGAACCAGGCGAATTCGATGTGAACGTCATGCGCACGAAGCCAGTCGATCTCCTCGGGATCGAAAACGTCCGGATGTGCGGAGACAATCTGCTGGTACTCGGGCATCTCTCTACTGGCAAGAATTTCACGCAGGTGATCGAACGCCTTGAGATCGCCCATCGGAACTATCACTTCAGCTTCGCACCCTTCTTATAGACAGAATTACACTTCTGCCGCAGGGTAGATCCGGTTCCTTGCTCGTCCGCCTTTTTCAGATAGATCCTTGCTCCCTCGTTGTAGCCGTATTCAGAGATGAAATTCCTGAAAGCCTTCTGTGCTCCTTGAGTCTGAGCGGTGATCAAGAACGGAAGCTGTGGGGTTGTCCTTCGTTTGGACATTTTAGATCATCCCCAACCGTTGAAATACGCAAGAACGACGAAGAGGGCAATGATTGCAAGAGCGAGATCACCAAGCGAAAACGTGATAGTTTTCATTTAGCCTCCTTCTTTTGCGTTTTCTCTCTCGTGGGGCGCACCTTGTTCGGCCTGTCGCCGTAGAGATCGACGAAGTAGACATCGTGAAATTTACAGTTCGGGCGGGCACAGACCCTCCAGCGGACAACAATCCCCGTCTCCTTCTCGATCTCCCACTTGTGCATACCGAGTCTGCAGAAGATATTCATGAAATTCCCCCTTTTTGGATGAGTGAGTGAATTCATTTGTTCCGTTTGGAGAGAAGCCAGATGATCCAGAAGAGAAACAACATCAAGATGACCAGTACCCAGGTCGCGTTATCCGTCAACTGGCCTTCCTGAGGGCATCTGTAATTCCGAGAACCTGCGTGCAGATATCAAGCTCCGTGAGAGCCCTAGCATAGGAATCGGCCGCAGAGGGAGAAAACCCCTTGTTCTTCTCCCCGGACGCCTTGAAAGCTCTCCTGGCCCGGGAAACAGCCTCACAAGCGTCGTCATAGTCCTTGCGTGGATTCCTCTTGCCCTCGGATACCTGAGCGCATCTCCGTTCGACTGTGTGTTGATCAGTCAAATTTCCTCCTCTTTTTCAAAATACCCCGACGCGAGCGCCAGAAACGAAGCCCGCTCCGGAATCGTCATCTTCTCGGCAAGTGAGCAGAGATCCTCCGCAATCTGCCAAATTTCAGCCGAAACGATGCTTCGATGCTCGGGCCAGGGATACCACGGGCTTTCGATGTTCCAGTCGTCGAGCCATGTGTGAAGCGGAATCCCGACCTCACTCTCGTTGTAAATCGCATTCACAAGCTCAGCAGCCCGAATGATCTCCGGAGAGATGATCTGGGGAGCCCCAAAACGGTTCCAGCACTGTCTGCACATGACGAGAATCATAGCACAAGTCGTTTTGGAATCATCCCAGGGTCTAGTAACCTAAAAAATTTCACCCAATGTAATTCTCCAAAGTGAAAAATATACTGTGTGTAACCGGCCCGCCATGAAATCCCCCACCAGACCTGCAGATTTTCACAATCCGATAACATCTTTTTGGCTCAACCAAGCCGTTTGTGAAATTGTGTTATGAAATTGTAATGACCCGCAAACCCGCATGGTTACTGGAAAAGACCTGAGTCCCCTTGTGTGAAATTCCGGATCCAAGCAGGCATTCATCCCTAGGTCTAGTCCCCTGATCAGAGGGTGAAATACCCTGGGATCCAGAGGTGAAATTCCCTAGCATCCTAGGATGAAATCCCCAGAGGGTTAGATACCCCTTGTTTGCAGGGGATTCATGGCACTGATTTCAGCGCATTGCCCCATGATTCGAGCGTAGGGAAAGGACTAGTCCTCGGATTCCTCTAACCCCGGGATACCCTCACTGGTAAGCCCCTGTCCGATTCCGGGATTTCCGGCCGCTTGGGAAGCTATGAAATCCGGGCATCGGACAGGGGTATTTCAGGGATCCTTTGGGGCTATTCCAGGCGGCCGACCGTAGGACTCTTTTGGGGCATCCCGGAGAGTGAAATACGGCCTAGTTGTCTCTGCCGGAAACAGTGAATTTCAGACTAGCCCCAGAGGGAGAATCATCCTACGGACAGAAACGTCCTAAGCCTCTGTGCGGCGATGGGGGAATCAGAGGGATACCGGGCAGGGATTCTGCTTGCCCGGAGCTTAGGAAGCTTCCTACGGCCGGATAGAGGCATCTGGAATCCCTGGAATCCTCTAGCCGGAATCCCCGGAATCAGTGCCGATGAAATTGCGGCTATCCCGCTTGACGTGATACACTGGCGCTTCGCGCCACTTCGGCGCGAGTCGAACTTTGAAAATTCGCGCAATCTGGACTCCGGAAACGGCGAGTCCATCGACCCTGAAATTTGGGGCGATTCCCTACGCTTGCCTGCAGCTATTGACGCTGCAGATTCGAAGCTAGGTCAGAGTCATTGCGCGATGATGCTTGAAAACTCTACTAGCCTGAAATTGTCCCTAGCGTTTCACTGAATCCCGGAGTCGGAACAAACTTTCCGACAGAAAGGTTCATCATGAAATCTGCTAGTGACTTTGGAGCTAACACTCATCTCCGTTTCATTGCCGAACTTTGCGAGCAGGGTAAGTCGCAGAGGGAAGCTTTCAATGCACTTGAGCCTCTAGTCCTCGGACAGATTGAGCCGATGATTTTCAAGCGCAATCCGACTAGTTCGGAGAAGTATGCGGGGATAACGAACCGGCAGCCTAAGCCGATGGCGGAGCAGCTAATCGAATTGCGGAATGCCATTGGTCGAATCTACGGTTTGATGGGCCGTTCCTCTGGGACGAAATTCGACGATTCCGGAACGGAGTTTGAGGAGTCCCAGATTCAAGAAACGACCGAGGACGAAACGGACGATACGGAAACGGAATCGTCGGAAACGCCTAAGCCGGTTGCGAGTGGAAAGAAACGGATTGAGTCCGAACTAGAGAAATTCTTTCGTCGGATTCAGGAAGTCCGCAGATTCTGCGAGACTCGCTCGGCTACGGATCCGATCGATGAAATTTCCGTACGTCCGGCAGAGGCTGCAGGGAAACTCATTCCTTTGGGGATCCCTGCCGATGCAATCCTCTCGGCTATCTCGGTTCATTGGACTAGGGATGCCCGACAGGATGCCGGTATTCCGGACTTCGATTTCAAGTCACTCTCGCAATCCATCGCAGAGGAAAACGACCTGAATCGGAAATGGCAGGATCTAGGCCATTCGGATCCTCTCCACGATATGTTCGGCTATGCGCTCACGCTGGCGCGCGTCGGACAACCGTTGTATCTCTGGGGCAGCCATGGAACCGGCAAGTCTCACCTTGCAAGGCAGATTGCGAAATTCTGGAATCTGCCCTACGGGGAAACGCCGATGTCGGCCGGAGCAATGCGCGGGGATCTGTTGGGACGCCAAACGGCAAACCCTAACCGCGCATTCATCTCTGCGAAATTCAACGATATCTACGGGGGAGGCGGCGTTTTCAACTTTGAAGAGTTGGACGCTGCGGATCCCTCGATGATCATCGTTCTGAACAATGCGCTTGCCGGAAACGAATTGCACAATTCGGCAAGCGGGGAAACGGTTCTACGCTCGCCGAATTTCATCGCAGTGGCCACGGCTAACACGCTTGCCCGTGGCGCAACGGCAATGTATTCCGCCCGTGAGCGCTTGGACGGTGCGACATTGGATCGCTGGAATGTCGGCCGGATCAAACTTGAGCGGGATCCGAAAATCGAGAAGTACCTACTGTTTGACGCCAACAAATCTCGCAATCCTGCGAGGGAAATCTAAGACACTGATTCCCGGTTCCGGGGTTCAGTAAAACGCTAGAGGCGATTTCAGGCAATGCAAGCGCTGCAATCGGATGAGGCTAACTTTCCGACAGAGAGGAAGCTATGAATCCGATGCAAGTAGAAACGCCCAGGAAGTCGAAAGACGTCTATTTTCAAATAGACTGGTTCGATTTCAAGACAATCCTGCAGGACTTGATTCTGCGGGATAAGAGCCCCAAATTCAAGCGCTCGGACAATGAGCGTTATTTCAGGGATCTGGTCACTCGGACAGGTTCCTGGAATGGTGTAACTCGCGGGCAACTCGAACGATGGATCACAGAGGGTTACGTTCCGCCCAAAAAAATGCAAGGACTCGCGGACTTGATTCCGCCAATTCGGGAAAAGAGGAAATTCATCCGAATGGAGGACGGGGACTCGTTCAATGTCGATATGGCACTGAACGGCGAGGATCTGTTTATGTCCGGGATCACGAAACGTGAAACGATTCCCGGGCTAAGGGTCGAAGCGTCAATCATGTTCGCAAGCGGAACCAGTGCCGACGTCGTAAGCGCTTATACGGTCTGGATCTGCGAAGTTCTCTATTCGCTCGAATTGAGCGGGATTGACTGTCAGCTACTCCTCGATTTTCCATCGGTCGATGCCGTGAGAAACCAATCTCCCGGCACCACTTTTCATCATTTGGTGAGAGTGAAGTCTGAAAACGAAATCCAGGATTTCACGTCGTGGTCGGCGATGATTTCACCGGCGGCCATGAGAAACTTTGGTTTCGCGCTCATTCCTATGCATGCCGATAAGCTCGGTTCCACAACGTCAAGCGGACTCGGACGCGGGATGAGGCATTACAACGATTGGCATTGTGAATGGGACAATGAGCGTAGGGTGATGAATTTCAAGAATCCCTACATGAGTCCTAGCCGCTTCGACCGGGATTCGATGGACAGGAGTTTCAAGTCTGCAGTCAGAGAGATGATTGCAGCCAAGTAGATTTCAAGCTTCGACGATTTCAGCGCTTGCAGGATTACGGGCGATTTCACGGTCTGGGATTTCAACATCCCGGCCGTGGGATCGCCCTTTTTTTTTTGCGCTAAGCCGTGTTGTCAAAAGGAAATTCCCGGTATTCCAGAGTCAGCCTTTCAGGGTCAATTTCACTGTTGCCAGAACGGCAAATTTCAATTGGCCAGGAGTGTTGTCAGGCCAGCCAATTTCACAATTCCAGAGGGAATCCTCCGGCCAATTCCACGGAAATTCCCCAGAGATCCCAACTGAAATTACACCTGAAATTCCCGGGCTGGGATTCGAAACGGTTCCCCTCGCGATGAACTGAACATGGAACTTTTGGAATTTTCGAGGCTGAAAAACGGTTGCACGGTTGCGCGGTTGCGAGCCACTTTGCGCATTCCTGCTAGGGAGGGAGGGTACTGGCCTTGGATCCGGCCTTTGAGGGGCTTAGACGGGCTTAGAACGCCTCCCAGGGGGATCGTGGACAGTGCGAATGCCTCCAGGAGGCTCTGAGAGGCCGTCTAAGCGCTTCCCACGAAGGGGACGGTTAGATTACCGCCAGGGCGCTCGGAGGGGCTTAGAACGCCTTACAGCGCCTCGAAGAGCGGCGCGATGTCGGCGTTCGGCGTGAAATCTGCGGCGTGGCGTGGAAATTGGCG